CCAACCGAGGCGCAGCCAATCATTGCCCAATATAACACCAAGGTAAGGGACGCCTTGAGCAGATATGCAGCGAATTATTAGAGATTGCTGCAAGGTGGCATTTGCCGAGAAGGACACCGCCACCATACCAGACTGGGCGCTTGAGCATGTCCGCTTGCGTGAATCGCCTTATGGCAACCAATTCAGAGCTAGCGAGACGCCGTGGTTGATTGAACCGCTGGCCGCATTTGCCGACCCCAGCATCGAGGAGGTGGTGCTTAATTGTGCCGCCCAAACTGGCAAAACCGTCTCAATGCAGGTGGCCACCGCCTGGGCTATTGCTAACCACCCAGGGCCAACCATGACGGTGATGCAGGACGAAGATGCCGCCAAGGATTTCAGCAAGGAGCGGCTGATGCCAATGCTCGAATCATGCGCACCAATCCGCGAGCAATTTCCACGAGACCGCCACCGCAAGACCAATACAGAGCTTTTTCTAAACACCTGCACGCTCAAGCTTGGCGCCGCAAACAACAACTTTTTGCGGTCTTGGTCTATTCGCTGGCTATTTGGTGACGAGGTTAGCGCCTGGCGGCCTGGTATGCTGGCGCGTGCTAGGGCAAGAACTACCCGCTATTGGAACCGCAAACATTGGCTGTCCAGCACACCCGAAGAAGAAGGCAGCGATTTTGATGCTGCATTCCAAGCAGGCACTTGCGAGCATTGGCATTTGGTTTGCCTTAAATGCAACGAGCTATTTGCGCCGGCTTTCTACGAGGTTGTGCGATGGGATGCCAACGAGACCACCAAGCCAAACGGCGTTTGGGATTACGAGCAAGTTGCCAAAACGGTGCGCATGGTTTGCCCACATTGCGACCACGCCCACGACAACACCGAAGCCAACTGGCGCGCCATGAGTCGCGGCGGCTACAAAGCAAGCAACGGCAACCCCACGCCACGGGTGCGCTCGTTTTCGTTCAATCAGCTATCCTTGCCGCCTTCAGTGATGCCATGGGCCGACCTGGTGGTTGATTTCCTGAGAGCAAAACAGCACGCCGCCGCCGGCTACATTCAGCCTCTCCGCGAATTTGTGACCCTGAGATTGGCAGAGCCCTGGAAGGCAACCAACCATGTGGACATTGAAAAGGTGGTTGTCAAAGACTATGAGCCAGGCGCCGAGTGGGAAGATGAAGCCACCCGATTTTTGACCGTAGACGTTCAAGCCTACCTTGAAGAGTTTTGGGCGGTATGCCGCTCATGGTCAAAAACAGGCGCCAGCCGATTGCTCACCTTCCGCCGCCTAACGTCATTTGATGACATTGAGGCCATGCGCAAAGAATTTAATGTTGCGCCTCAACGCACCTTCCTCGATGTCGGCTACCAGCGCGCCAGAGTTCTGGCCGAGTGCGGGCGCTATGGTTGGATGGGAATGAGAGGCGAAGACGTTATTGATTACGCCCACAACATCAATGGCCACACCGTGCGCCGCATGTTTTCTAAACCCACGCGCGTGAGCGCCACAGGGCGCACAGCGCCGCCGGTGTTTAGATGGTCAAACCCTACCACCAAGGACGTCTTGCAACTGCTCAAGAGCGGCAAAAGCCACCCATGGGAAGTGTGCGACCTGGGCGAAATGGCCGACGAATACGCCAAGCAGATTGATAGCGAACGCAAGCGCGAGGTGCTAGATAAGCATGGCCGCACAACATTGCGCTGGATTTCATTCCGCGCAAATCACGCATGGGATTGCGAGCTGATGCAAGTGGTGGCCGCCTCTATTGCCAAGCTGTTTTCCACCGCTGATTGAGTCATCGAAAGTGACAAATCGCACCATCTATATAGATGGCTAGCGATATAAGCGGCTTCCTCAGATTACAGTCTGACTCATGGTTGACGACCCTACAGCAGAGGGTTGCTGATGCCATATTGTCGGGCTCTGTTACCGTCTCGTTTTCCAACGCCAGCCAGAGCGGCACCCGTGAGCTTGTCATGCCCACCGACGAGCTTGCCGCACAACTTACCCCAATTTTAATCGAAAAAGGTCTTGTGACCGGCACTAAGCCGACCCGCATGACTTTTGCACGTTTTAGCAGATGAGCGGCCTAGTAGACCACAACGGGCGCCCCATCGCCATTGAGACCGCGCCCAAAAAGCGCGCCAGCATAACCAGCCATTATCGCGGCACGGAATCAAACCGGTTCCGCACCAGCCTGCCTTACATTGTCAGCGATATTAGCAACACGCTAAACCGAGGCGCCAGGCGCCGGTTGATGGGATTTGCTCGATGGCTCTACACAAACAACGGCATGGTGCGCGGCGCGGTCAACGATGTTAGCCGCTATGCCCTAGGCACTGGGCTCAAGCCTCAGAGCCAAGCAGGTGAAGCAAGCAAGGCATACGAGGACTATTTTGCCGAGTGGTCAAAGGTTTGCGATGTCGCGGGCCAATTCAATTTTGCCCAGATGCAGCGCCTTGCGTCCATCCGAATGGACGTTGACGGTGACATTGGATTTCTAATGGTTGGCCGCCAAGACGCGTTTCCACAACTGCAACTTGTAGAATCTCACAACATCTTGAGCGAGGGGCCGCAATATTATGGCGAAGGCCATGATGGCGTCACCGTCTCACCCGCTGGCCGCCCTACTGCCTACACGGTCAAGGATGGCGATGATTACCGCTCAATTAGCGCCAACAATTTCATTTTGGTCTATGACCCTGACCGCGTTGCGCAACTTCGCGGAGTGTCAGCGCTCACCCACGCCATTGACCACATCAGGGACGCCATTGATATCTTAGAGTTTGAAAAGGTTGGCGTGAAGATGAACAGCGCCATCGGCATGGCCATCACCACCCAAGGCGGGATTGCTGATGATGGCACTAGTCTCATCGAGGACGGTTATGGCGCAGCCGACACCGGCACAGTGCCATGGGATACCTTCCAGGCTGGCATGGTGCCACGCCTCAAGATTGGTGAATCAATCGAGAGCTTTGCCAGCAACAAGCCATCACCGGCATTTACTGGTTTCTTGGAGTATCTCATTCGCGACGTAGCTCTTGGTCTTGGCGTGCCTTACGAATTCGTGGTGGAACCCTCCAAGCAAGGAACCGCTTCACGGTTCATTTTAGAAAAAGCCGCCCGCCGATTCGAGGAGCGCCAAGACCTTCTAACCTCTCGTTTTTGCAATCGCGTTTGGGGCTGGGTTATTGCTCGCGGCATCAAGCGCGGCGACCTGCCGCCAAGCGACAATTGGTGGCGCGTCAACTGGCAAGCGCCCAAGAAAATCACAGTTGACCTTGGCCGCGAAGCGCGCGCCAACCAGGACGCCATCAAGATGGGCCTGCGCACCATGCGGGAGGATGCCGGCGAACGCGGCCACGATTGGCAAGAAATGCGCGACCAGGTAGAGCGCGAAGCAAGCGACTTGTTAAGCCGCGCCAAACGCCTGGCTGATGAATACAGCGTATCAATGGAAACAGCCTTACACCTGCTGAGCCAGCGCACACCTAACCCTGTTTTTAATAATGAGAGCGAAATTGACGCATAAGTTGGCCAACGAGCCATGGGCCATTCGCCCAGACTATCATTCCACGCTCGTGGAGGCCGCCCATGCGTATCACTACGACGAAGAGGACGGCGGGCCATACGAGCCACCAACGCCAGAAGAAGTCGACGGCATTGCCATCATCCACATTCATGGACCCTTGGGCAAAATGCTCACGGATTGGGAGCTCATGTTCGGGATGACCGACTACGACGACATTGCCACCCAATTGGCCGAGGCAGACGCCAACCCAAATGTAAACGCCATCTTGCTGCACATTGATTCACCTGGCGGCACCATCACTGGCTTGCCAGAGCTTGCCGCCAAAATGCGCCGCGTTGAAAAGCCGCTTGTTGCTTACACAGAAGGCACTGCCGCAAGCGCAGCCTATTGGATAGCAAGCCAGGCCGACAATGTGTTGCTGAGCCAAAGCGCCGAGGTGGGCAGCGTTGGCGTATACATCGCCCTGCTCGACCAGAGCGAATACCTCCGCAACCAAGGGCTGCGCGTTAACGCCATCGCCGCAGGCGACAACAAACTTGATTACGCCGATTTCAAGCCACTGAGCGACGAAGCACGCGAGCGCCTGCAAGCAAACGTCAATAAATGGCACGAGCGATTTAAGGGCGATATCAACATCAAACGCAACGTGCCAGACGCATCAATGACCGGCCAGGTATACGAGGGCATGGAAGCCATCGAGGCGGGCCTAGCAGATGGAGTGGTGGACGACATCAATGACGTCATCGCACTCATGACCAACCTTTAACAATCACCAATTAACCATGAAAACCATCCTTGATTT